ACTTGATTTTTATCTGTTTCCTCTGATAGATGTTCGTGAACCAATCGCCGAAGCAGCTCCTCAGGGCTATCTCCTCTTTTTTCAGCATAATCTCTAATTCTTTGAATCGTCGGAGCATCCATAATAATCGGCTTATATTTCTCCGGAAATGCCCAGCAGCAAGCCCTGCAATCCTGCCTGCAGTTTCGACAGGCAGTACTTTTGAAATTGTTGCACTCATCACAAAGAGGCTGCCAGTTTATCGTTTCATCGCTTCAGCCTCGGAATCTTGTGATCCTGCTGAAATCCAGTTGTCTCCGGAGTTCTTCCGCATACCGCACAAACCCCTCCATACCGTCTTCGTATTCTTTCCCATTCCAAGTCATTCAGATGTCCCCTCGGATGCCGCTTTTCTGATATTTCAAGGCTGATTAGCTGATACTTATTTCCACTCTTCACAATTCCGAGCAGCCCCTCTTCTCCTTGCAGCTCTCTCATCCGTCGGAAGGGATCCCGGTATGGGCTGCCTCTGTATGCATCAATCGCTTTCCTTATTTCTTTTTCAGAAACAAGAGGACCAGGTATCCCGTGTCCGACCGGCCACAAAGTTTCAAGAATTATGCGATAATACGCCTTGTTGGCTTTGCTTGGGGAAATAAATCCTGTACAAGTTTCACATATCCATTCATCTCTGTCACGCAGTTACGGAGAAGGATTTTTACATGGGCTCTGCGTAGGCTGATGACAGACCCGGGCGCGGCTCTTCTTACGAATTTCCATCATTTGTCAACCCCCCCTTGAATTAAAATCAGACTTGTATTCTATGATTCCTACTTTGTCTTATTGCCGGCAAAACAAAAGCTCGTAAAGATGGATTTTTGAGAAGCTCCGATCAGATTTCCGTTGTAAATGTACTATTTCTTGATTTTGAGTTACTACAAAAAGTCGGCCATTTAACACAAAAATTGAACCTATCCAATACACAGATGATACAATATTTTCCCTCCGGAGTCTACACCCCGGAGGGATTTCTTTAGTTCTTCACAATCCGGATCTGTACCCGGTCAATCCCGATTCCATAAATTCCGGCGTAGGTATCCGCGCCCGTGCTGTACTGGCTGGACCAGGAAAGCCATCCGATCCGGTCGGTGAGCTGTACTCGTACCTCCGCATGATATCCCGGTTTATTGACAAGCTTTACCTGGATTCCGTCGATGACGTGTCCGTAGATCCCGGCGTAATCATTCGGAGCCTTTCCGGATGCGTCCGTCACCCACGGCAGCCACCGGCCTCCTCTCAGGTGTACCCGGTACTGTAAATTTCCAACTGCGGACTGGGAGCCAACTGTATACGCTTTCAGTCCGGTGACCGCCCTGCACGGAATCCCGGCGTAGCCGTCTGAACTGACATTATTATAGTTTGTCACCCACGGCAACCATTGCCCATTCACATATGCCTGATACCGGACATTGATTCCGGATGCGGACACAGATCCTCCAGTGGACGGTTTGGACGGTTTTGTGGATGTACTGGAACTTCCCGTATCCGGCGGCAGATCTTTGTCCCCGGCTACCATGCTCTTGAAAGAGCTCCATGTTACCGGGTCGTCGTTCAGTACAAACGGATTCGGACAGTATTTCCCGACCACATCATAGTGCCGAACCACACGGGACAGGGGAACATTGTACTTCTTCATCAGCCCCTGCACCAGCTTCACTGTGCTGTTGATCGTGGCGTTTTCAAAGTACCAGTCCTTGGACGTATCACTCCGGCTCCCGGACGTCCTTACACACATCTCAATATTGATGCTGTTGTAGTTGGTGCATTTCCCATAGACGCTTCCTCCCTTTGTGCCTGGGTATTTGTTGCCGCCTACCGACCAGGCCGCCAGACTGTCAGACACACTCTGCCAGACCTCTCCGGAATACCCGACAAAATAGTGGGCGGACGCCCCACGGTATCCAGTTGAAAAATAGGTCGCATTGTTTGCGGCACTTCCCGGAGCCCCGGTATAATGCACTACGATGTACTTGATCCCGTTCCCGTACCGGCTGGACGCATTGATGGTCTGAAGCTTCTGGTTGATCGGCAATCCGTTGATGGACGCCGCCTCCGCCCGGATCGGCGGCACCACGGCCATTGTCCCAAAAATTAGGGTACAGAAAAGGACGGCTGCCAACGCAACCGCCCTTCCTCGTTTCAGTAATTTATTCTTCTTCGTCCGCATCTGCATCATCCCCCTTGTGCTGGAATCTCCAGAATAGATCTGCCACATAGGTCCAGCCCTTGGTCGCTACCAGTGCCAGAACAAATCCGATCACGATCATGGCAATGACAAAGTACCATGTCACCGGGAAGCCCGTCATATCCACATAGGCAAAGTACGCCACCAGGGTAAACGCCACAGACAGCACCAGAACCTGTAAATCTGTCGGGATGCTGCGCAGTCCCGGCAGTCCTTTTGTCACCTGGGTAATCACAACGGTCAGGAAACAGATAACCCCTGCCACAAAAATCAGGAGATTGAGATTCTCCATCACCATTTTAAAAATATCCAACTGCATCGCTTCTACCATAAATCACTCCTCCTTTTATTTACTTTTTTCCAACTTATCAATTCTGTGATGTGCTGATTTAACGGACTGCTCCACAGCCGTGATCCGGCTTCCATGTTCAACGATTTCCTCCCTCAGTCTGTCAACATTTTTTGATGTTTCCCGTACATCAGAGGCAATATTATCCAGTTTTGTACTGATTTTAGTATTCAGTTCCGCTCGTTTCACTGCATCATCTATATCTGTTTTTTTGCTGTTTTTATTGCTGTAATATACTGATGCCAAAAATCCCAACAGCGATATTATAAGCGCAATCCACTGAGTATTCATACCCACTTCTCTCCTATCATTTTTTACACAAAAATAAGACCGGTTCACGGTCTCGCTCTGATCTCCATATAAATGCCCTCCTACTCTTCAACTTTCTTCCAGTACGCCGGATACTCGTCAGGGTTCCACACAACTGCCACTCCATCTGGTGCTATACAATCATATTTTTCGCCTTTCCAAGTAATGCCATCACCCTTGTAATAAGCGTCATGCGCTCCTGTAGGCTGTTTATATTCCGGGTACTTGTCCGGTTCTGGTTCCGGCTCCGGTTCTGGAATATCTGTCCCGCCCTCTTCGAGAGCTTTTTTGATTGCTTCCACGTCCTGTTTTAAGCCTGTGACCGTGCCGATTGTCTCCGCTAAAAGCTCCATCATGTAGTCAACCTGAGACTGGATACCAGCATAGCTGTTTTCCGGTGTCGCCTTTTCCCTTGCAAGTGCGATCAATTCCGTTTCCTGCTCGTCCGTGATATCTCCCCGGACGCAATTCTTCTTAATCTTGTTAAGCATGTCCGACAACTCATAGTCACCGGACAAGATAACCTGTTTGATAATCTCATACATATTTTATACCTCCTGCAATGCCTGTGTTTCCAATGCCGACAATCTTGCGGCTGTTACGTTTTCCAGCTCTTCCAATGCAATTTCATTCCTCTTGGCCGTGCAATACGCTGTTGTGTTTAAAGCCCCGTCCTCGTTTCGTGGCAATAAAAACTGATTCTGGATTTCCGCATCCGACGGAACACCGACAATCGTCAGCTCCGTTTCCTCATCACATGCCATGATGCTGTATAGGGTTTTCATGGCTTCGGATGAAAGGGGTTCTTCGGTTGGTGTGGCTAGTTCATAGACACAAGAAACCGGATTCTCTTGTAACCACTCTTGAAATCCGGCTATAGTATTATTGTCTAAGTATCCAGATTCAAAATATATATTAATGTCGTTTCCAATCCATATCGATGGCGGTTCAACAGAGGTAGCATGTTTAAATCGATTTGATACTATATCGGCATTTACTTTCTTTTCTTTGTATTGACTAGTATAAAATTGATTTGTGTTGGATTTACCTTGCACCCAACCCTCATCTTCCGAACCATCGAAAACCTCCTGTTTCCATTTCCTTAACAGCTTATACTCCCCATTACGCCTTACGATCTTATCCCCCTCAAACAGCGGGTAATCGACAGGGATATACGTTACATTGGACTGATAAGGGACGAATTCGTTAGTGGGTTCCGACAACCCGGCATAGACATTTGTAAATATCGCATATGCGTCAGCATCCACCTGCGACGATCCGTCATTTACATACATATTTAAAGCCAAATCAGATGCTTCGTTTGTATCCAAGTCATCTGGTATTTTAACACTCATCACCTGTCCGGCCTTGCTATACGAATATGTTAAATAGGTACGCACGGATGTATTACCCTTTATCGTCATTAACAACATTCGGGGATTATAATTACCGGATCGCTGGATAGCATCAGCTTTGACGTATATTGTTTTTCCTAAAAACTTTTTAATGTCACCTAAAATGAACCAAACTCCTGGAGCTGTCCTGCCGTCTGTAGTTGGATTTATTGTTACTTGGTTGTCAAAAATAGTTTCTCTTCCGAAGCTGTATAGTATTTCTCCGGTTAAATTAAGCAAATTCTTTCCCTTAGATTTGACACATACGGCGTATTTATCATTGATGGTTACGGTAATGTGTTTGGCTGATGCAACCGGGATAGGCTCGCTAACCGGATTAATTACAATGTTACAATATGTGGTATCTTGTGGAGCAACGCCTTCAATTTTTCTGACGCCAACCTTATTTACTCGTGATATAAATGTTCCATCGGATTTATAGAAAAATATCGAGATACCTGATCCATTAATTACATCTTCATACTCAAATATTATTTTATCACCCGGCTTACATGGAATAGGATTTTTGTTACAAAGTGCTACGGTGGCAGGCTTAAACGTTCCATCCGATACCTGGTAATATCCCTGCAACAACTCCCCATCAAAGAATCCCATATCCCCGACACCATGAACAATCTGAGGATAGTCAGGATTCGGGGAAGGCTGTCCTCCAGTGTAGGGTTCAATCGAAAGAGGAGAATCCCCTTTATTTATCATCGGATAAATCTTTATATTGCCATACTCACCGTTGGCAATATAACATTTTATAGTAGTATCTGTTTCAAATGTGTATGGTTTGTTCCATAAATCGTCGCCGTTGACTAATGTGTGAAAAATTTTATCTTTTTCATTAAAATAATATGTTCCAGCGCTTAATTGTATAGTAAAATTACGATTGCTACCGGTAATTTCTCCGTCAAGCGTTACGCTTCCATCATTATTACACGTGAGTACTTTAGATTGAATTTGTGATGATAAAACAGTTTTCGCATCAAACAACTGTAACCCTTTTGTCGTATCCTGTTTGATGTACCCCTCAATCTGTTCCGGGATGGCGTTTCCATAGGCGGTAGGACTCGCTTTCACCGTATCTACAAACGTCTGCGTAGTCGTGTGGAGATAACTGTCTTTCGTGATCTGGTCTATCACTCCACGGGCATCCTCGGCAGCGTTGGCGGCCTCCTGTGCCTTTATATCTGCGTTGCTGGCCGCGGTATTGGCGGAAGAAGTTGCATTTTGTACATCTGTAATTTTCTGTGTCGCAACAGCGATTAACTGTTTTACCACATCCGTATCTTCTTCCGGAAGTGTAATATCTGCTTCCAGACCTTCCAAAACCTGGGCTGTTGCAAGCGTAGTATTCCATTCATTTGTAATCTCTTCCCCTGATGCTTTCACCGCACACACAATAAAGCTGACGTTACCCTTATACTGCGTCACTCGTCTGGAAAGGAGCCACGAAAACGTAATGTTATCCCCAGAGATTTCTACATCATCCACAATGTATTGATCTTTCTGATCGTTTGCGTTCCGGAAATTGACACGCAAAGCCAATTTGGACAGGTCAATATTGTCTCCGACAATCTTCGGGCACTGGAAATACATCCGCTCCACTTTCTCATCAGATTCGACACCGAGAAGTTGGTATTCTGCCGGAACATCAATGACCCTTGTTTCCGGATCAATAACGCAACAGACCATCTCTTCCGCAAACGGTTCGGCTGACATTTGTTTTAATAATTCTTCTGCTGTCACTTTATCCCTCCTGTCTTACCAATACTTTATTTGTTTTGATGATCTGTCCTTTTTCCAGACCGACAACCTGCACACGGAAATAGTCTGCGTCTGTCACATCGTCCGGAACTATGCACCGATTCCGGATGATCGGGACTGCATATTCTTTTCCCTCTGTAAAAAAGGAAGCGGCTGCCTTTCTCCGGCTCCATTCAGATCCGAAAGAAAATTCTGCTTTCAGGTATCCTTTTGAACCTTTTACAATACCGGAGAAATCTCCAGATTTTTTTATATTTTGTTCATTCACTGAGAAATGCAATACTCTCATATATCCTCCTAATCAGAAACAGCTATTATTTGAATTCCAAAAGCGGTCGTACTAGGCCGGTACTTGTGCAATGTAAACTGCGTAGTAGTAGCGCCGTCAGCCCATACCAATGTCCCATTTTGCCCTGTCTGTGCTTGCACAATTACAATCGGTGCTTTCTCAAAAGCTTTTGGAAACTTCACAACCTGCGTCTCCCAGGTATTCGCTTTTGATATGCTGACAGATGCCGAAAATGCCTGTATTCTTCCATTTAAACGGTCGATTGTTCCTTGCGTATCATCTGGAAGATTATTAAATACTCTTGTCATATTCCTCCCGTAGTTGTAAAGTGGGACTTCAAGTGCAAAACCGTCCGGAAAAAGATACATCATATCCGTATAATCTGATGATCCCGGAATTTTGCCTACCCACTCGACTCCGTACTCCACTTCATGCCGCATACACTTATGTACTCCGTCATTTTGGAACTTACTGCCACGGATTCTTCCGCAGAATTCTCCGTTTGTCGTGTAGTCGTAAAATTCGACCGCATTATCTGCAATCACAAGGGCTTTCTTCCCTCCGGATGTATTCGTGATCTTTCCTGTTGTCACTTCACCAAGCACACCGCTGATCGCCGATAGCTTATTGACCTTGATATTTTTCAACGCCTTTGTAACCGTAAAAACTTTCGTCAGTGTAATCCCGGAATATACCGCTTTGATCGTCAGTTTCCCGACATCCTCTGTCATCCCCGTTACCTTGTACGTCCGGGATGATGCCGTCCATGTTCCTGTCATACCGCTCCAGGAGACTGTCCACGTTGCACTGGCGCTGACATCCGACGCTCCTTTATAGACATACGCTGTTCCGGTGGCCGGGGAGTAATCAAGAGGGTTCCCTTCGATATCGCACGGCAACGCAATCGCTTCATTTGAAAGGATCATGCTGATCCCGTCCGTTCCGTTTGTTCCTGGTTTCCCCTGCGGTCCGGTATCCCCAGTATTTCCCTTATCTCCCTTATCGCCTTTGTCACCTTTGTCGCCCTTAATTTTTGTCCAAGCATATTTTGCCGGGTCCGTACTGTCTGCGGGTGTAAAATCCGTATACTGCCCGATGTAGAGCTTATTCGTACTGTCTGTTGTTGAAAATCCAGTTTTTCCATCCGCACTATTAGCGTAGGCAATGTGAAGATACGGTGTCTTCCCGTCCGCTCCGGCTTTTCCCGGAATTCCCTGGGTACCGTCTGCACCTTTTATTTTGCTCCACGCATAATCTGACGGATTGCTGCTGTCTGTTGGATTACTATCAACATACATGCCGACATAATCACGGTCCGGATTCGATACGGAGAAATCCGTCTTTCCATCGGCGCTGTTGGCATAAGCAATGTGGGTATAACTGCTTTTGCCGTCTACCCCAGGCTTTCCCTGAATCCCCTGGTCTCCTTTTTCTCCTTGTAATCCTTGCAGTCCCCGTTCTCCTTTATCTCCTTTGTCCCCCTTATCGCCTTTGTCGCCCTTTTCTCCGTCATTTCCGTTTCGTGAAACAGCGTATTCCAGCGTCTTGCTGTTGTTGGTATAGGTCGTTATCTTGCGGGTCCAGAGATAATCTCCCGGCTCTGTCTGGGGTGGATCTGCAAGCCATTCCCCTGTCGGCGCTTCCACGCCGGAACTGCCAATCTGGTATGTAATCTCGGTAGATTTTACACTGACAATCTGATCTTTTAACTGCTCCATGATCTGCGTCACCTGGGATGTCGGATTCGATGTCAGGATCTTATAATTGGCAAGCACCCCGCTGTCCTGTCCGGAGACCGTATAATGATTACGCACTGACTGGATCCGGGCTGAAAGATAGACTTTTTCCTGGAACCGGTTATCCGCAATCTGCACGGTATCTCCGATATCCGCCCTTAGATCATACAGACTTGCTTCATACGTCACTTTCACATCATTCCGGCTCTTCAACTCTGTCAGTCCCCGGTTTAAAAGCTCGTTGGCATCATCTGTGTCGTACTCAAATGTCCCAACGATATAGCCGTCAAACTCGCCTTGCCCTTCATAGTCATATGCGCGGAACCGGGACCACTTATTCCTTGCCTCCCGGTCGTAAATCCGATGCTCGCCTTTCGGACTGAAATACCGCCCATCATCGTAGTTAATATCAGCAATCGTAAGCTTATTCCCATTCTCGTCCTCTTTCCCGTAACACCGGATACAGGTAATCAGATCCTCGATGCTCCCGGACCGGGACAGGGAGATCAGGTTGATATTATCGATGAAGCGCTGCTGGGTCTTATCTTCCCCCAGTGTCTTGTAAATGTTGATGACCTGCTTTGTCACCTTTGCGCCTTTCATTTCAATGGCAAATTCGCACTCTGCGTCAAACTGATTACACACATCCCCAATCCGGGTGAGCTGGCTGTCTGTAGTCCCCTCGAATTTGGTCGCCCGTTTGTAGCTTGACACTTCATTGATTCCGATTTCCCAGCCGGAATCGTGCAGCACTACGCTCAGTGTGTCTTCAATGGATCTTGCTGTATAATCCCACGGAACGGCATACTCATTGATCAGATCCAATCCAATATCCTCACAATGAACGGTCCATTCTTCATCTCCTTCGATAGACATGATTGTATACAGCCGATCCTTGCCATACTTATCCCGGAACGCAATATAATTTCCCTCCGTGATATATACGGAATCCGGATGCCGGGGATCCGTCGTAAAATCATAGGTCCCCACCGCACTGTTATTTGTGATAGAGATCTCCTGTCCCAGACTATCCCCGCTGTCATCAATGGGAAGTGTCTGCGGCAAATCTGTGGACGGGGTACACAGCACATGCATATCCCGTCCGATAATAAACCATTGCATTAAATCCACCTCTCTTGGTATGTAACTTCCACATCCGGTACGGACGCAAAACTGGATGTAATGATTCCCAATGTATGCTGGCCCGGAGGGAGAAGAAGCGGCTGACTGCCAATATCCGCCACATCCGTATCATAAGCATCATTAATATAAACACTTCCGGATGCCCCGTCTATTTCTACAATATCTCCATTGGAAAAATAGTTCGGGATATCCTCATACCGATCGACATTATGCTTTATCACATGAAGCGCGCGCAACACATTGTTTTCGGTATGAAAGTGATCTTTATAAGCTGCCCCATACCATGTAATTTTTCTCAGCTCCACCTCCGGGTTATCTACATAAAACGTTTTGCAGATACCGAAATTATTGAACCGGATCGTAACCTGGTTTCCTATTTTTTCCGCTGTAACAGCAGGACCATAATCTCCTCTTGCTGTAACTCCTTTTTTTGCCATTGGGAATGTACTGTCCGTATGCCATACATTTTTATTACCGATAAATACCGCCATGTAATAATACTCGTTTACCGGAGAAGTATCTTCAAAAATAATAGAACAGATAATGTCGTCGTTTTCATCGATCATCGTCACCGAAGTGTGTCCAACTTGTACACCTTTGAAAACAGCCCCATCCGTATTAAAGTCAAAACGGTACGCAACTTTCCAGTTGACCGGATATTTGTTATTTACATCTTTCGGAACTATTTTGGTAAGGGATGCCCCATGCCAAGAATTTCCACTTCCATAGTCCTTTGTCGTCGCATACCCTTCATTGGTACTCTCTTTTACATATTTAACAACACCATTCTGCAACCGCTCAGATGTAACCGGTGGGGTGATCCCCTGGTTTACTAACCACCCTTTATCTTCATATAAGTGGTCATCAAACAGCTTCACCGACTCCTCATAATGCTTTCCGTCTGCCTCTTCCGGTTTCCCGATCTGGTAGAACCGGTCTCCCAGGGTAAACGCGATGTAACCGTTATCTGACTTCATGGTGGTTTTGATATTAATAGGAACCGACTCTGTCCCATTATTCTCCAGAGTGATCTGATTACTGCCATAATTCTCCGCGGTTTTCTCAGCAACTGAATGGGCTACTCCGTCCGGGATCAAAAATCGAAGAATCCCTGAGCTTTTATATTCTTCTTCCTCTAATGTCTGCTCTCCATCCAAAATAGCATTGTAGTAAATATTAGGTTCGTCGCTGAAAATTAGTTTTTTAGGCTCATCTGTGTAAATCAGAGCAGATAGACCTCTTCTAAAATTCACCAAATATTCCGCACGTCGATTATAGATTTGATATGAAATCTCAATCTGTTTTGATTTGTACACATTATATTGAAAAATTTCTCCTTTTGCACTTCCAATGGAAACCGTTTCATTTGTAAAGGATGGCGTGATATTACGATTGACTTTGGTGATCATAATCGGTAATTCTTTTTCGTTAAATATAGCTTTTAGAAGCCCCATTTTCTCTCACACCCCCTAACCTATTTTTTCTCGTCTGATACTGCTTCGTAAGTGGTACTGAAATTGGTATCAACTCTCTCGCCAAGGTTTTTTTATCAATCTTCTGTTCCAGATGTATCGTAATATGAAATTCTTTATCACTTAATACTTCCCCAACCGCATCTTTCACATAATCTTTTAACTTCGATATCGGCGTAATCGCTTCTGCTTCCTTTCCCTCTCCGGCAACGCCCATTCTTCCATTCCCCATCGGAAAAGCAGCCGGTTTTGTCAAAATTCCTCCCTCTTTGAACCAAGAAACATCAAGTACAGGTACAGAAAACAGATTTTCGAGATTAATTTCCCCGACTCCATTTTCATACCCATGTCCTTTCCATCCTCTCGCTAAACTACCGTATCTTCTTACAGTGTAT